CACGGACCTTTGACCAAGGTGCTTGACTAGAATAAATGTATTGTCGGGATGCTTAACATGGAACGCAATTTGATGTGGACTGAAGCATACCTTGTTACTCTTCGTAACTTTAAGCTCTACTGTAAAAAAGTGATGGTTAGCATTGTACCCCAATAGATCAGGAGTACCGGATAGACTAAGATTTTCAAGTCTAATCCACGATATATTTGGTATAGATTTTTTAATTTCTTGATAAAATTTACGCTCTGGACCCATGCTGTTTTCAAGGTTACTCCTGTGTACAAATGTTAATAATCTTTTACATAGCCAGGAGGTAATATAAGCTTTTCTTCTTTGTTTGGTTTCAATACAACACGCAAGGAATTATCCAGTGGATTATTACTTTGGTGAACTTCAATCCGTTTGATCTCCTCTAGGTAACCTTTACGAGTCATGATATATATCTTAGCATCGCTGACTGCATTACCTCTACGACCTTGCTGTCCTTCAGTAAACTTCTCTAAATACTCTTGCAGATGTTTGACGTACATTATTTCCTAACCATCTGCTTGCTTAAATCCTCTATCACTTTTTTATAACCTTGCAACAAATTTTTACATTTTACCATCTCAGAGGATTTTTCTTTCCAATAATAAATTTCTTTACGTAACTCTCCGTTCAACTTGCGATGAGCCTCGCTAATATCTTCCAACTCTTTAACACGTTCTGTTAATTTATCTATTATTTCCTCTAAGTCGTGAGATCCTCTGTCCTCTTTCATATTGACTTTATAGGATAGTTACCTTAAATTGTCAACATAAGGAGAACTATTATGGATATAAAAGAACACATACCACATTTTATAAAAGAACATAAAAAAGCTACAGCCATAGTTATAGCTATCATAATCGTGTTAATTATAATTTAATGGGTGTACCAAAAAGGCTTACAGAAATGCAACAAAGGTTTGCTGAATTTTTAGTATTTGGTGGACCAGATGGACCTATGACTCAAACAGAGGCAGCACTCGCTGCTGGGTATAGTCCTAAACGTGCAAGACAAGAAGGCTCAGAACTTTGTAATCCTAAATTATCACCACTTGTTGTCAAACACATTGGACAGCTAAAAGAAGAGAGACTTAAAAAACATGAAGTCACTTACGAAGGACACGTAGCTGAACTAGCTAGATTACGTGAGGCGGCGTTGAAGAAAGGTTCTTTCTCTTCTGCTGTAAATGCTGAAGCCAATAGAGGCAAGGCAGCAGGACTATACATAGACAGAAAAATAATAAAAACTGGGAAATTAGAAGACCTGTCAGAACAAGAATTAGAAGCAAAGATGAAACAAATCTTAGACGACTACGGTCAGTTGATAAACGTGACTCCATCTACAACTTCTGAATCTTCTTTACCCACGCCCGAGGAATCATCGTCCGATCCCCAAAACTAAAACCATCTTCGTCTTTGTCGTAAGACGCAAATAATTTTATAGAATTTTTATCTTTAGAATACAGCCAACCCTCGTTAACAGGTTTAGCTAGTTTCATTCTGTCAAACTCTTTCTCGGTAGCCCAGCCCGAATCGCTCACACAGTCGATCCACTCCACTCGGACTTTCGGATAAGGTATATCGGGAGTTATGGTTGAGGCAATAGCTTTTCT